AAGAAATGCAGATGATGAAAATAGATTGTTCTATGTTGGTGCAACAAGGACCAAGGAACATCTGCATATTATCTCACCAAAGGATAATTACAAAGGATATTCTATATGAGTGATGTATACGAAAAACAGATCGGCGGCGACCACTATCAATCTATGACTATTCAACCGTCAGAATTTATAAATAAAAATAATATTCCTTTTGCTGAAGGTAATGCTATAAAATATTTATGTAGGCATAAGCAGAAAGAACAAAAGAAAGATTTGGAAAAAGCAATTCACTATTGTCAAATGGCCATAGATAGAGATTATCCTGAAAAAAAAGCAAAACAACAAACAAAAAAACGTCAATCAAAAGAATGGCAAAAAGGCTATGGTAAATGGAAAAGAAACAAATGATACAACAATCACCTTACAAACCTCAAACAGAATGGCTTCCTCCTGAAGAATTTCCCGACCTGTTAAAATATGACGAAATTGCAATAGATCTAGAAACTAAAGATCCTAATTTAACTACTCGCATGGGATCCGGCTCTATAGTTAAAAATGGGGATGTAGTTGGTATATCTGTTGCTGTTAAAAATTGGTCTGGTTATTATCCAATTGCTCACGAAGGTGGTGGTAATATGGATCGTAAGATGGTTCTTAAATGGTTTCAAGGAGTATTAAATACACCAGCCACAAAGATATTTCACAACGCCATATATGACGTTTGTTGGATTAGGGCCCTAGGTTTAAGTGTTAACGGTAAAATAGTCGACACCATGATTGCATCGGCTTTGGTTGATGAAAATCAAATGCGTTATGACTTAAACAACTGCGGTAAAAGATACACTGGAAAAGGAAAAAATGAAACAGAATTATATGAAGCTGCAAAGAGTTGGGGAGTTGACCCCAAAGCAGAAATGTATAAACTACCTGCCATTTATGTTGGCGCATATGCAGAAAAGGATGCCGAATTAACTTTTGAACTTTGGCAAGAATTAAAAAAAGAAATTACTAATCAAGACCTGGAAGCAATTTTTAAGTTAGAGACTGATCTTTTCCCTTGTCTGGTCGACATGCGTTTTTTAGGAGTCCGTGTAGATACCGAGTCCGCTCAACAATTAAAAAAAGAATTAGTTGAAGAAGAAAAAGAATGCCTACTAAAAGTAAAAAAAGAAACACGAGTAGATGTTCAAATATGGGCTGCACGTTCCATCGCGCAAGTTTTTGAAAAACTTCACCTACCTTTCGACCGCACTGAAAAAACAAATTCTCCATCATTTACAAAAAACTTTCTTCAGAATCACCCCCACCCACTAGTGAAACATATAGCCCGGGCTCGTGAAATAAACAAGGCCCATACCACATTCATTGATACCATACTCAAACATTCCCACAAGGGCAGAATCCATGCAGAAATTAACCAACTTAGAGGAGATAGTGGAGGAACAGTAACCGGAAGATTTTCTTACCAGAATCCAAATTTACAACAGATACCAGCACGCAACAAGGAACTTGGACCACGGATCAGGTCATTATTTATACCCGAGGAAGGCCATAGATGGGGTTGTTTTGACTATTCTCAGCAAGAGCCTAGGCTGGTAGTGCATTATGCAGTTTTACAGAATCTCTACGGAGTGGACGATGTATTGGAAGCTTACCAGAAAGGAGATGCCGATTTTCATACTATCGTCGCCGACATGGCAGAGATACCAAGACTACAGGCCAAGACTATAAATCTTGGCCTGTTCTACGGTATGGGTAAGACTAAACTTCAAGCTGAACTAGGAGTTAGTAAGGAGAAAGCCGACGAATTATTTAAACAGTATCATCACAAAGTTCCATTTGTAAAACAATTGATGAACAATGTGATGCAACGTGCTCAAGAGTCAGGTAAAATTAGAACTTTACTTGGAAGATTATGTAGGTTTCCACTGTGGGAACCAAGTCAATTCGGGATTCATAAAGCGTTGCCCCACGATGCAGCGCTCATGGAACACGGACCAGGGATCAAACGCGCATATACTTACAAAGCATTAAATAGATTGATTCAAGGATCAGCTGCTGACATGACAAAAAAAGCAATGATAGAGTTATATAAAGAAAAAATTATACCACATATACAAGTACATGATGAATTAGACATATCTATCAAAGATAAAAAACAAGCAGAACACATAAAAAATGTTATGGAAGATGCTGTTTCACTTGAAGTTCCTAATAAAGTAGACTATGAATCCGGCCCTAATTGGGGTACAATAAAATGAAAATAGGAGAAAACTATGGACCATATAAAAAAAGTAATAACATGGGCTAAAGCTAATAAGAAAATATCTATTGCTATAGTCATCGCTGTTATTGCAATAGTCGCTTTAGTAAAATAATTTATGATAAATGGCTTATTTAAATGCAAACATTCCTGTGATGTATTCACAGATCAGGAGAGAATATCTCTACGATCTTAAAGAACATCATGGAGAAGTGGAAGACTGCATTATATTTGGCCTGGCATCGATTACAGGGCGCCCTATACTCTTTCATGCAATTATGGAAAACGGTGCTGTATTCTATCGGCTACCTATATCCGCTTTCATTCAAAGAGCTTATGACGCGAAAGAAGTTCCTAGGATGCGACTGGATGAGCTGGAGTTATGGAATTGCTTCAGTTACTATCCTGCTGTTACTTCTTTTGATATCTTAGACGGACAAGCAGGAAAGTTTTTTGGAAAAGACAAAAAGTGGCATCCCGGTGCCTATCTCTTTACTGTAGATTGGGCTCATCCGGAAAGTAATATAGTGGACACAGATCATTCTGAAATACCGCATGAACATAAGTGCGCCCACATCCTCGCTCTAGAGGATGGAAATTATGCAGCACAACCTAATAATAGAATTATATGGAGTATTCCTTCATTTACTGTTAAAGATGAGATTCCAGATTGGAAGGTTCAAACTTCTGAATGGAATGTTGAGGACGACCGTAAATGGAAAGCGGAAGATACCGACAAGTACTTCTACGGAATTGAGGAAAAAAATGACGAAGATGAAATGTAAAAATTGTAATTGTAATTGTCACTGTGATGGAGATCTTCACGCAGACGTATATGGTATATGTACTTGTGACAAGTGTGAATGTAATAGTAAAGCAGAAGATGTTTTAGAAAATGAGGGCGGACTAATAATCGATGACACAGGAGAATGTGAATCATGTCAATAGACAAAACAAAATGTTGTAATACACATACTAAAGAAAAAGAAGAATCAGGTGAGTGCTGTCAAACAAAAAGCATTCATGAATTAGCTGTAGCAAATCCAACTAAAACATATAACGAATTAGAACAAATGAAGGAACAAAATGAATAAACTATTTTTAGTATTGGCACTATTATTTGCCTTGAGCGCTTGCTCGGTAGGCAAAAAATGTACTTATACACAAGATGGAACTAAAATTTCATCATGGGTATGGTTTTATGGTGACAAACCAATTGATTTAGACAAAAACAATTGTAGTTAATATGGAAAAGACAATCACTGTAGATCCAGTCTCTGGATCTGTAACAGTAGAACAACATGAAGTACACGAAGGAGTGGGTGTTTCTTCTGATGGATTCAAAATTAATACTGGTATGGGCTGGGGCATAGATATCGCTATCGTCATTGGTGCTGTTGCTATAGTATATATCGGAAAAAAATATGTGGACCAATGGTTCACTAAGAAAAACAAATAATGTGGACTGATTTTATAAATGTAATGAACTTTATCTTCATTGCTAATGATATGTGGCTACTATGGACAGCCTTTATTGTGGGTGCAGCTTTTGGTTGGAAGATAAAAAAATGAGAACGCATCAAGATATTATAAAAGAAATAGAAACAATTTTAAAAGATAAAGTTGCCCCTTCTGTTGCCGGTCATAATGGTGAAATTAAATTTATTAGTTTTCATAGAGGGGTTGTGAGACTCCTATTATCCGGAAGCTGTAGTGGTTGTGCCATGTCTAAAGTAACATTACATCGTGGTGTGGAAAACATGCTTAAACATTATATTCCAGAAGTTCAGGGAATTATTGGGGAAGATGATGAAAAGGCTGCAGAACAAGGGTATACTCCTTTTCTTCCTAGAAATATAGAACCCGATGGGGAAAAACTAGTAGAGCACAAGTATGAATAAACAACCTTTATCTCAATCTCAATCAAAAAACTCATATTAAAATAATCAACAATAAAAGGAAACAACATGACAATAAACGGAAAAGTTAAGTGGTTTAATGAAACCAAAGGATATGGATTCATTTCACGAGACGACGACGCTAAAGATGTTTTTGTACATTCTTCAGCAGTAAAAGACGCTGGTATAAGCGTCTTGGCTGAAGGGGATACAATAACATTTGAAGTTGAAGAGGGTGCAAAAGGCCCTTCCGCAGTTAATCTACAAAAAGGTTAAACGGCGAAGTGAATAAAAAAAGACGTAAGAAATCAAATCCAATTGCAAAGTTATTAAAGTTCTTTACACAGAAAATCATAAGAGATAAAACTAAGTATAGGAGAAAAGATAAACATGTACGGACGAGGTCCTTTTGGGAAAGCAATTGATCTAGCAACGCAAGTTGTTAATGGGAAATGCCCTATGTGTGAAGAATACAGCATTTTTGTATCTCTTCATAAAACAATGTTTAGATGCACTACGTGTGGAGCAGATATCGAGCAAAAGATTAATGGCAAAATAAGTTACATGCCTGAGGTATCCCGTAATACAGATATAAGAATGACGAATGAGCCAAAAAAGTAAAAGTGGTTACGGCACTGTTGTAAAGCATATAAGTAAGTCAAAAGGTACCAGTATAGGGAGAAATCCCACCACTTCTACCATGAATAAGGCAAAGCGGCGTCAATTCAAGAAATATCGTGGTCAAGGCCATTGACAAATGTCATATAATATCCTATGTATACAGTATGAAAGAAAGAGAAATAAATATAAAAGTTACACATATTACTCATAAACAATGGATAAATCTCCTTATTGAATTGAATCTTGTTAAAGATT